CTTGGCAACCAAGTAAAGCGCCTGCAACCGCACCAGTTGGGACAGCAATCCAGCGCCCGTCACCACGGCTGATAAGACCACCAATACCACCACCCAGTAATCCACCAATAACGGTTCCTTCGACACAGGAGTTGTTGTCTCGTCTTGTTGATTGTGTTGTGTGTCTGGTTTCATTTTCACATGGGACTTCAATTCTTTCATTGTGTCGTCTGACATAACCAGGATTGTTTTTGGTTCCTGGTACATACTCTTCACGATACACAGTCTCATAACAGGCAGTCTGTTGAGTACCACCAGGTTGAGAGTAATCTTGTGCCATGACTGGTGTTGTCAATAACAACAGTGTCAGGGGCAATAATCGTTTCATTTCCAGTTGAGCTCCATCATTAGTTGAGTTGCAAGAGCCAACAGTGTGATTGAAGGGTCTGCACCTCTAGTTATTTTATCAGAATACTCAGCAAATATCAGGACAGCTTGAGGTTTAGATTCATCTTGAACCTTATCTTCTAATGCTTTGTAGAGGTTCCTCTCTAAGACACGAGGATGAACGTGACTCTGTCCAAACACCCAGTCTCTCACGTTGGTGAATTGCTTCTTAGACATGTACTCAACACATTGTGTTGCTGTCTGAGAGAGGGACTCACCACTCAATTCACCACTCTTGGTTGCAAACTGTAGTTGGTTGAGAAGGTGTCTCCAGTCAGGTGCATACTCAAACATAAAGGTTTGGAGTACCTGAGGCTTGAAGGTGATATCATTCTCTCTCAGGATACCAACCACTCTTGGTGCAAACTCACCAATCAGGAGTTTGATGTCCTTAGGACTTCTGATGTTGAAGTCAACTGCACTACAACGTGAGTGAATAGCATCAATGATGTTATGTGGGTAGTTACAGGTGAGAATGAATCGACAATGATTCTGAAACTCTTCAATCAGAGCACGCAATGCCTTCTGACTGTCTTGAGTCAGGTTGTCTGCCTCATCTAGCAGGACAACTTTGAGTCCTCCAAACATGGAAGAGCAGGAGGCGAATTGCGCAACTGTAGTTCTGACATCTGAAATACCACGGTCAAGAGAAGCATTAACAAAGAGAAGGTCAGCATCAATCTCATTACATAACGCTCTGGCGAGTGAGGTTTTCCCAACGCCTGCTGGGCCAGCAAGGATAAGATTTGGAAACTCTTTCTCATCACGATAGGATTTGAAGATGGATTTGATTCTGTCTGGGAGGATACAATCCTCCACTGAGGATGGAGCGTATTGCTCCACCCACAAATAACTCTTAGCGCTCATCAATTAAAAGTGGAGTCAGGTTCTACTGCAATGAAGTATGTGATTGGACGTGAGTGAGATGTGAACTTAGCAAGGTTCTTAGAACTCACAGTGACGTCATAATCACCAGGAAGCATCTTCAGATTTTCAACCTTAAGATTGAACTGGAAGACGTTATCAGTCTCACCAACCTCAATCTTGTATGAGTTAGAACCAGAGTTCTTCTTATCACGAACTGTCAGATATACCTCTGATCCGTTACCAATCAGAGACACATCAGGGATTTGAAGGACTGCTGCTGCCTTCTTCACTGTCTCTAGATGCTCTTCAGTAAGAACAACTTCAACATCTTCAGATGGAAGTGTGAGTTCTTTATCAGGTGGTGATGCAATGACTGATGGATCTGAATAACGATAGTCAATACTATTAGAACCATCAGAGATGGTGATTGAATTATCACCCAACTCAACCTCAGCACCTGGAATCAGGGAGAGACAGTTGAGGAATTGATTCAAGTCATAGATTGCAACGTCACGTTCAAATGACTCAGTGATGTCTGCCTCAACAAGAATATTTTTCATGACACTCATTGAACGCAATCTCTTACCTGCTTTGATAAGGATGGATTGGTTGATGGTACTGAGGTTCTTTAGTACTTGAACTGTATCTTGTGATAAAAACATAATGTGGAGTTACTTGGTTTCATTATAACAGTCTTTGCTGTCTCTATCAAGCTCAGCAATGAGAATGTCAATGTAATGACGTGCTTTGAGCAAGTCATCTCTGCCGTTCTTTAATTTCCAACGACTGATGTATTTGACAACGTTACCTTCGCAAAAACCAAGCCCATTGCGTATGATGTACTCAACAGGCTGGATTACGAAGTCATAATGTGTAGGTGTTCGCATTAAAAGGTAAATATAAAGTTGACTGGTGGAGGTGGTGAAACGTATTGATAACGTCTCTCAGTCCAACACCTTCTTACAGGTCCATAATAAGATCCAACCCACTCACACCTTCTTACTCTTCCGTGTCCGTGGTAGTGATGACCGTGATGACTTTCTGGGTGGTAGTGATGTCTTGGGCGGCGGTGTGCTTCTGCTCTTTCTGGCAGGAGGCAGCTCAGACTCACTAACGACAATAAAGTCAGGTTTATAGTTCGTACCATTTTGGATTTCCTCAATGTGGTTTAGTTTTACCTGAGTTGTTTTGTAACCCAGTTCATCACAAAATTTCTTCCAATAGGTTTTGGCTTTTCTCTTAGCCTTTTCAGTGTCAACACCCTTAACATAGAAATAAGTCCAGCTTGTTACAGCTGGACTCTTCTTGTCGGATTGGAAGGTATATCCGATCTCAATTATCATGCAAGCTGGGCAGGTGGAACAAATTCTGATGTATCATAGTTCCACCAGGTGTCAAACTCAGAACGAAGATAGGCGGCATCCTCAAGGTAATGCTCATTGCCAGTCTTTTTATAATCAGAAACGAGTTTCTGCATCTGTTGATTCAAATCGTGAAGTGTGATGTCCATGATTAGTTTCTCCATAGTTCTTTGAGTGCCAACCCGACTTTGTTCTGAAGGTGTGTTCATAAACCTGAGGTGAATGAACACATTGTATCACTAATTGGGTGTTTCGTCAACACCATGTCCACCATTGATTGGTGCCTCAGGTCCAACCACTGGTTCCTCAACTTCAGGTTCAGGATCAGGACGAACATAAAGGATACCACGATGAAGCTGAAGCAACTCCTCGTGTTGTTGTAGTACCTCTGAGTCGTAATCTCCTTTGAGAATGGGCTCTTCTGCCGCATTCTTTACTATCTTAACTGCTTGGAGAAGGACTTCACGTCCACGCTCATCAATACGAAGTGTATATGTTGTCATAATAAAATTAAATCTTAATTATTTATCGCCCATGTTACGAAAGCGATTCTTTGCATTATTCCATGGATTAGTGTTATCATTCTTTTCATCAAACTTAATCACGTCAGGAGAGTTACCCTTGTAATAGTTGATAGCACGATCCAAGTCTTCTGCAATTTCAAACTGATCAAGATTGTTGGTTAGATAATCATTGAAGTCAATAACATCTTCTGGTTCATTAAGCATTGCCAACATCTTGTTGATTTTGACACTTTGAACCTTGTGATAGTCCTGCAACTCTTTGAGTTCATCACGAATTGCTTCAATAATGTCTGCTGGTGTGATATCTGGCTCAGAGAGGGCATCTCCAATGAAGTCCCTCAGAGACAATAGTAAGCGCTGTGCTGGAGTAGTCATGTTCTCAAGTTGTTATTTTGATTATATCAGTTAATTAGAGTTGTATCCAGCGATCATTGATGAGTGTCCACTCAACAACCTCACGTATTCTGTCACGAATGTTCTTAGGTTCCCATCCCATTCTGCTCATCTTTTTTCCTGAGAGAGCATATCTTAAGTCATGTCCAGGACGTGATGAGTGGAAGTCAACCATGTTATAGATGAGTTCCTTACCCTGAACATCAGCAATAATCTGAGCAAGTTGAAGGTTGTCAAGCTCTTCAGCACCAACAATGTTGAACTTAGGACAGGTGTCTTCAGTAACTTCTTCTTGTGATAAGAGAAAGAGAACTGCATCAGATACATCTTCTGCATGAATGTAATGACGTGAACCAGGAATTGTTTTAGACTCATCACAATGAATGGTGATTGGATCACCATCTCTGATACGTTTGATACACATTGGTATAAACTTCTCAGGATGTTGACGTTGCCCAAACACATTCATTGTATGAGTAATGTAAACTGGCAGTCCA